TTATAAACAGCTTCCGCCCAACTTAATTGCATTAATGTTTTACCTAATCCGCAGTCAAAGAAAAGGGCAAATCTACCCTTTTGCAATGCTGTTTTTACTGCGTATTGTTGAAAATCAAATAAATTTTCATTCAATTTCTCAGGTGTAAAACCACTTTCAATAAATGATTTTGTCTTTGTTTTTAAAAAATCTTCATATTTCATGTTTAATTGTTTAATTGTTAACTAAAAAGGTAAATCATTAGTTGGTTTGGGTGTTGGGGCTGTTGCTTTTTCTTCCCCAAAATTAATCTTCCACGCTTCAATCGTGTTGAAATACTTATCATTTCCGTCTTTATCCGTCCATTTGCGACCTCTTAAGTTAATACTTGCAGTTACTTCTTGCCCTAGCGTTAACTTATCCAATAAGCCACATCGCTCGTTTGTCGCTTGAATTAAGATTAATTGTGGGTACTGCTCCGCTGTTTCCAATACAAATTCACGTTTTGCAAATTTGTCGCTAATTGTCTGCTTCTCGCCAATAAAGGCTACTTTTCCTTTGATTTCCATTTTACTTGTTTTTAAGTTGATTAATTAATGATTGATAATACTCGTTTGCTATTTTGTACTGCTCGTACATTTGTGCTTCTATTTCCAAATCTCGCTCGATTGTAACACTCGTTACCCTTAAAGCTGGGTTTATATGGTCGACCTTATGCAGTGCAACATCATCGAACTTGCTTAGTAGCTCATCAGGCGTTGAAGTCAAGCAGTAAGTAACCTCAGCTTTCGGGCGGTCAAATAACATCATGTAACCGCGCATTTGCCAATCGTAACCACTTTGTTTAACACTCTTCTCGGCTTCTTCTTGAAAAGTTGGAAATGTATCAAACGACCAACTGCATTTAATGTCTATAATCTTATCAGGCGCTAAAATATCACACTCGCCAGTCAACCAATCGTTTGTTTTACGCACATCGTTTTTGTAATAGTCGGTAAAATATACGTTATTTAGCATTTTTATAGCCTTATTTTCGTTCATTATACCTTTGTCCATGTATTTAGTTGAAACGTTTACAAAAATACTGTAAAAGTCTTCTTTTGCCTTTTGCATTAAATACGACTTTGTTGTTTCGCCTAATGGCTCGGACTTACTTCGCCCCTTTGTCATTAACTTTGATAACTCGGAGCATCTTACTATTAGTTGGTTCATACTACAAACGTTTTAATTGTTCTTCACTTAACTCAAAACTAGCTTTTAACTTTTCAACGGTATAACTTCCGTTTTTGATATTTTCTAAAGCCTTTACAAATCTTGCTTCTTCTAGTTTGGGTAACTTTTTAGGCTCTTCTAAGCCGTTATTAGTTACATCGCTATCCTTTGTATCATCAATTAAAAATAAACCGTTTAAAGCGTACTTTCTTGCGTAACTTGAAGATGCTCCTGTAACTTGTGAACCGTCCATACCTTTTTTTGTTTCCTCTTCTCGAGCAAATGACGTAACCGACACACTTTCTTTTGTTTCGTTACAAACTAAAACCGCAGTTACTTTAATGTAGTAACGCTCTCCGACAACTTGCAAATCGTCGCTTAAGGTTAATGAAACATTGTACTTTTTTAATAAAGGCTTAACCGCTTCTTGGATGTCCTCACAACTGCGGTACTTGTACTTGCCAAATGAGTTGTATTGTCCCTTTGGAGCTTTTAACTCGTTTTGAATTTTTGTTAATTTTTCCATATCGTTTAATTGTTTATACAAATATAGTTAAATTTAATTTATATACACGTTAATGAAAGTTAAAAAGTCGTTTAAACTTCTAACTAATTGATATTCAAAACCTAATTTTTTAACTATTTGTTCAAATTCCTTTTGTTTGTCGCTTTGTCTACCTACATCAGTCTTTACCTCAACGAATAAACAGCGGTTAGGTAGTAGCACGATTAAGTCGGAAACGCCAGCCACTACTCCAGTTGATTTTAATTTCATTGCTTCAGCTTTTGAACGTAGCCCACCGTTTGGAACTGCGAAAATACAGCATCTTGGATTGCTAAATTTAGTACAATACTCGTTGTGAAACCATTTAAAGATTTCAGATTGGATTTGGTCTTCTGTTTTGTTCATTTTTTATAAAGTTTGTGAATAATATTTTTTCATTGCCTCAATACTATTATCTATAAATGTTTCAAAGCGCCTATTTCGATTGCCCTCTAATTCACTTTTTTGAATAGCAAAATAGTAAGGTGTTAACACTTCTTTTAAACGCTTGTAAAGTTTGCCGTTCAGTAATACTACTTCAAATTTATGGTATTCAAAGTCTTTTATCATTTCGACTAAATAGCCATAAACAATTTTAGTTGCTTGTAAAGTAGTTAAATTATTTTTTTGGCAATAGTCAACAACTGCATTGGCTGGAGGTAAAACGAATTTTCCCTCACGTTTTGGAATACCTACAACACTATTTCCATTCGTAAACCTTTTTTCAGCCCCACACTTAAAGCAAGTTAAACTATTAGCCGAATTGATAGCTTCACAAACGTGGCAAATCCTTGTTTTAGCTGGTTGAGGTTTACCCACTTTCTTGCGTTCACTATCTGTAAAATAAAAGTCCCAATTTCGAGGTGCGCTCCATTTTCCGAAGTCTTCAATATTTGCCCCTAAATCAATCACTTTAAAAGTGGGTTTAAATATTTTGTCGGTAATACGTCCACCTCTACCCACCATTTGTAAAAATAGGTTTATCGATTTGGTTTTTTTATTCAAAAATACTACTTCAACATCGGTACAATCAAAGCCTGTTGTAAAAATATGCACGTTCAAAAGTACAGCATCAGGAGTATTTTTAAACCATTCTATCAATTTCGAGCGGTGTTCCTCACTGTTTTTACTATCGTACATTTTAGCGTTTACACCGTTGGCTAACATTAACTCATAAAGCTTTTTATTTACAATAGTATTTGAGTTAAAAATAATTGTTTTTTTACCTTTGCAATATTCATTGTAAACATCTAAACTATTTTGCAATGCTTTAGGAGAACCAAAAACCAAACTTTGACTTTCATCAGTATAACCGCCTTTGTCATCTTCTTGTAACAATCCTAAATCTTCATTCGATAAAGTAAAATTTTCGTCTTGCACTAAATACCCTTGCTCTATTAATTCGTTAATTTCAATGCCTTTAATTAATGTATCGTAATACTTTGCTAAAGGCACTTTTTGTCTGTATCTTTCGCCACCGATTTTTATCGCTTCGATTTTTTCATAATTTGGTGTTGCAGTAAATCCGATTAATTTATTATTGTAAACCGATTTGTCAATTACTTTCATAAATTCACCCCTGTGGCATTCATCAACTATTACAAAATCAAAATCATTGATATTTACTAAACCTTTTTTAATTCGATTATTTAATGTTTGGACCATTGCAACGGTAACATTTAACTCTCGCTTGTTTTTATAGCTTGGAATTATCAAATTATGTTCAATCAAAAGAGTTTTTGAAGTTTGGTGCACTAATTCCTCTCGGTGGACGCAAATTAAAACTTTACTATCTTTAAAATGATTTACTAAGTTACTGAAAATAACCGTCTTACCGCCTCCTGTAGCCAATGAAACACAACATCTATTATTTATTTCTAAATGCTTTAAAACATCATTTATAACCTTACTTTGGTAAGGTCTTAAATTAAAAAGGTGCTTCTTCATCATCTACTAATAAATCATTGTTAGTATTACCGTTTTTTATACCGCCAATATAAAAGCATACAACCCCGTTACATTTATTTTCTTCTAAATTAATATTGTAAAATTTACAATATTCTTTAACCTTAGTATTAAACTTCTGCGGTGTGTTAAACCTTGCAAGTTGCGGATATTCGGAATTAAATTCCTCTCTCATTTTTTTACGGCTCAAAGGCGCACCGTTAAATTGTCCGGACCGTGCTTCCATAAATTCGATAAATTCCAAACCTACTTCATTCCTAAATTTACGTTCTTTTAAATTAACTTTTTCAGAAGCCACTAAACCGTTTTTCAAATAGAATTGAACACATCTAATCATAAAATTGTCAAACTTTTTCCATTCTTCAATATCCCAATCAACAAAAAACAAGTGCCCAAATTCATCTTGCGGTGTGTGTTCAGCATTAAAGTAGTTAGCAATTTCAACCTCAAACACTCTACGTTCATGGCTGGGGCTAAATCCTTTAACGGTGTAGTTTGTTGTAATGGATATTTTCGGGCTGTCTTTAAAAGGTATTTGGTAAGCGTCCTGTCCTTTTTTCTCAACTGTCATTCCCTCAGTAATTACGCTAAATAAATTTTCAAAGTCAAAGTTCTTTGGAACGTCATCAATTAAAAATATCTGCGTATCTTTTGCAACCCTTTGGTAAGCAAATTGGCTTTTATGGTCGAAGCTTTTTCCGTCTTCTGTAATTATCTTTTTAATTTTTCCAATAGCCTTATGTATTAAACCTTTACCCGAACCACCATTTGCAACATCATCGCTTAACATTTCATCGTTAAAAATAATACTTTTCGGCTTTGCTTCATTTTGGTAGCTGTGCATCAAGTAACCTATTACAGATTTAAGGGTGTAATAACGTTCTACATTTTCGGCGGATAATTTCCATAAAAAGGTTTTAAACACCCCTTGACTTTCATTATTTAACTCAATTACTCTATCTATAACCTGATTTTCCCAAACTAAATCGGTAATATCTGAATATTTTAATAGTTCTATTTTGTCCTTAGTAGTCTTAACTATACCATTTTTGTAATATAAATATGAAGTATTAGCATCGTCTTTATTAAAGGTTACATCAATACTTTTAACCATTGATAAAAAATTGGGGTTAAAATAGCTTGTATTGTTGGCCATTAATTCAAAGGCGTCTATACAACCCCTAGAACGTAAATCCGATAAAACAAAGTCTTTAATTTTGCTCTCTTCAAATATGGCAATGAAATTTTTTGTAGTTTTTACAAAGTCAAATTTTCCACTCTCTTTATCAGGGAAAAATTTAAAGATTTTATTAGCTTCTAAGTATTGTAAAAATCGGTATGTTGCAAGTTGTATCTTTTCATTTTCGGAATAATACCAAAAGTCCTCGAATACTATTTGATTTTTATGCTTTTCAAATTCGTTTAATATTGCTTCCTGATTTACATCTGTAAACTTATCCTTTATTTTGTCAATGCTTTCTCCAGCAATGGCCACATTTTTAATTTGTGTTACTCTTTTTTTATCTTCAAAAAATCTTGTTGCAAATTCATTACTATAACGGTAAGCGCTATCGATTAACTGACTTATTTCTTCTCTCCTAAAGTCGCTTTGCTCATACCTAAATAAATAATCTTCACATGTTGACTTATCAACACCAAAGGCATTCATTTGCCTCGCATAAGCGTGTAAATTACAATTCCTATTGGTAGCACTCCACCGCTTTTTAAACCATTTATCTAATCTCTCCGCAATTTCGTTTTTATCCGATATTGGAATATTAATAATTTCAGTTTGAACTGGTAAAGGTCTTAAAAATTTATCTGTAAAAAGTAGGCTATCGGGATTTATAAACGCATTAGTATCGTAGCTTAAATAACAAGCTCTTGCAATATCTTTAGTACCCTCGTCGGCTTTATGGTATTGCTCAAAATGTTTAGATATTTCTACGTAATAATCTTTATAATCATCGTTATTATCTACCAAAGGAATTTTAACCAATACTTTTAACCCATTTCCTGAGGGGCTAACAAATGAAGCTAAAGTATATTTGTCCTCATTTACTTTGCTTTTAAGTTCCTCTACATCTAAAACCTCGTCAAAATCAAAACAGGCCAACCCTGAGGATTTTTTTAAGTTGCTGTTTGACCTAGTTGAGAATACACCAGCAAAAGTAACATAGGGTAATTTCTGTTTTAATTCGTTTCTTTTCTTTTTGTCGGTTTCAAGTCGTACTTGTGAAACTTGTTCTTTGTACTTACCGCTTTTAATTTCTTCAACAACCTTTAAGGCGTTTACATCTTTGAGGGGGGATACTGATTTAATATCCTTAAAAAATGATACTTTCATAATTAAATAAAAAAACCTTTATAAATCCGCAAGGGTTCGACTTCTTGTTTCATTATAAAGGTTATTTATTAATACCTAAGTTGCTATATTGTCGAACCGCAACATAAATGCAAATATACAAAAAATATATTAAAAAATAATTTTTACCAGTAAAAAAACGCAAATTTAAGTTAAGTATTTGATTTTCAACGTTTGGTAAAAAAGTAAAAAATGTACGCCTATTCTATACT